AAGGCCATTTACGGCCAGCATTGCGACACGGTGCGCACCATGGAGAACGTGGTGCGCGGCTCCCAGAGCTTCCTTACCAACGCCATTGACAGCCTGACCATCGTTGCCAAAGGCTACCCGTTCTACGCCGCCCTGATGGACAGCCTGCTGGATGGGCTGCCCGCCGAAAAGAAGGAGGAATAAAATGTTGAACCCATCAACCATTCGCGGCACTTTCAAGCAGATCCCATACTGGAAGCTGCGGGGACGGTTCCACAGCTGCGGCTACCGCGATCAGGAAGTGGCCGAGTACATCGGCATTGGCCGGGACACCATGAGCGGCAGGATGCAGGGACACAACCCGTGGACCAGCACGGAGATCACTGCAATGTGCGAGCTACTGGGTATCCGGCAGAATGAAATCGGGGAGTATTTCTTCCCGCGTGTCGAGAAAGGAGAATCCGCATGAAGATCAAATCCGGCGTATGGTACTGGCTGGCCGTGGCCAGCGGGGCCGTGGGCCTGCTGTACGGCATGGGGCTGGAGGGCAGCTTCCAGACCGGCGGCACCGTCTCGGACGGCGCGTTCGTCACCGCTATGGTGCTGATCCTGCTGGCGGTGTTCTTTGCCCGGCTGGGCTTTGCCGCCCATGACCGGGAGAAAAGGCAGAGCAAGAAGGTTCACCGGCAGCCCCGGAACACCGTGAAGAGCGGAAGGAAGGCGGGCTGACACCACCCATGAATAAAGGAAAGCACTTTACCCGCGTTTGTTTGGACTGCGGCAAGGTGATGGAAAATGTTGCTGGCAACCTGCGCTTTTGCGCTTCCTGCCGCAGAGAGCACCACAACCAATATTGCAGGGATTACAGGGCGCGTAATGAAAACGCTGCCAGCGCGTCATGTGGTACACCGTCTGGGACGCAAAGACCGGCGATCTACTGGCATCCGGCACGTCTGAGATGTGTGCCCGGCGGCTGGGCTACAAGAGCGCGAACAGCTTTGCGTCTGCCGTCAGCCATGGGCTCAGCGGCAGCCATCGAACTTACAAGTACACATTTGCGCGGGAACGTATCGACCGCAGCGAGGTGGACAGCCTGCCGCCGGTACGCACTATACGAAAAAAGCCCGCCGGTGCGCCAACACCGACGAGCTGCAAGGGATGATGAGTTTGAACGACTTCATCACCCCGATGATATCACAAAATCGGAGGTTTTACAATGAAAGGAATTTTGATTGAACCGGGCAAAGAGCCGGTAGTCACCACCCTGCCGGACACGCTGCAGGGCATCGAAGCACTGCTGCGGTGCCCCTGTGAGCAGAAAGTCCTGCCACGCACCCCGGCAGTGCTGGTGTACGGCATCATGGGCAGAGACCTGAACCGTATCTATCGCGGCCAGCATATCTACGGACCCATCCTCTGCTATGGCTGGAAGGGCAACAACATCCAGCCCATGAGCAAGGATGTGCAGGCCGAGATGCTGGACCGCCTCAAGGACACGGAGGTAAGGGTATGACTACCTATATCTGCAAATGCGGACGGCGAGTGAAGAAATCCACCGATACCAGTACCACTGGCAACCGTCTGTCTGGCTATGCACCCGGCCATGAGTGCTGGGGATGCCCCTACGCCATGCCATACGGAAACTTTCAATGGGACGAAAGTGCTAAAACTGTCGCCATGGAGACTCGGGGCTATGAGTGTCGGATGAGCAAGACTCTCACTTATGCATCAGAATTCTCTGGCTCCATCAAGGACAAATGCACCTGTCGAGTGCACAGTTTGGACTTCGACTTTTTGTCTCAGGTCTCCGCATGGATCAAAGATACTTATCCAGACAGAGAGATTTTTGGCTCGTTTTCCAAAGATATTCGTGCATCGGACTATGGATCTGATGGCCGTTACTGCCTGACTATCACCTGCGCTCAGAATCTGAAAGGTGTTGCCGCAAAAAGAGAGCTGCTTGGTCAGTTTTTTACCCCGAATGGCAGCCGCAAGGACATGACACCGCAGCAGGAAATGGAAAAGATTCTTGCCGACATAAAAAAAGCAAAGGAGGTTTTCGCATGTGCACCTGCCCAGAATGCGGACGCTACTGTGACTACGGCAGAGAATGCTGCGCAGAATGCCGCAGCGGCAACGCCGACCACCTCGGAGAACGCGGCGGATGTAAGCGCATCAGCCTCCGCTGTGTCCCCGCAAGCCTGCGGATCGGCCCCTGCCGCATTGGCGGACGGTTCTTCTGCACCACTTCTCTCAATGACAGGTGATGCCCCACAGGAGAAGCCCCTGACTTTCATTCGGGAGGACAAGTGCCCGGAGTTTGATTATTCCGACCTGCCTGAACAGACTGTGGCGACCCTGCATCTTGCAGAAAACGGATATCTTCACGGCAAGAAACTGGCCGAAAAGGGTCTTGTTTACATGGGTGACAACATTGCACTGGCACACGATGAGCTGTGCGGAGTTGTCGCACAATGCGACAACTCGAAGCACGGCAACCGTGGAGAGGACAGTTTCCGTGCATGGTGCCTGCACATTGGCATCACCAAAGACAGCGCCTACCGGCTGCTGCAAGTCTCCGCACTGCTGGCTGACAGCAGCCCCCGGCAGCAGGCCATTCTGGAAAGCTTGCCGCCCACCCTGCTGTACGCCGTGGCAAAACCCAGCGCCCCGCCGGAGCTGGTGGAGAAGGTCAAGAACGGTGAGGTCACCACGAACAAAGCCTATCAGGATCTGCTCAAGGAAAACCAGCAGCTCCGCACCGACCGGGTGGAGGCCATGAACCAGGCAGACCGGGAACGAGCCCGTGCCGACCGGGCCGAATCCGAACGGGACAAGGCCCGTGCTGACCAGCTGAGCACCGCCAAGGATTGCAACCGGCTGGGTCTGAAGGCCTCACAGGAAAAAGACCGTGCCGACAAGGCCGAGGCCCGGGCCAAGGATGCTGAGAATCAGCTTTCCGGCTCCCGGCAGGTGGCCGAAGCGGCAAAGCTCCGGGCGGATAAGCTGCAAGAAGAAAATGCGGCCCTGAAAAAGCAGCCCATCGCCGCTGTGGTGGATGAGGAAGAGGTAGACCGGCGGGCAGGCGAAAAAGCTTACGAGATTGCGGCCGGAATGACTGCGGACTATAAGGCACAGCAGGAACAGGATGCCCGCGATGCCTACGACAGCATCATTCTGGCCGGGCGCTCCATTACCAGCATCGTTCAGTCCGCCAAAATGCAGTTCCGCAAGCTGCCGGACGACCAGCGGGAGACCGCGATCAACCAGTTCGTTCACACACTCGCATCCGCTCAAGGGGAGGTATCCGCATGTCTGTAAAGATCATGGCCTTAGAGGCCGAAAACGTCAAACGCATCAAGGCCGTTGCACTCACGCCGTCGCCCACTGGCCTGACCATCGTGGGCGGCAACAACAATCAGGGCAAAACCAGTGTTCTGGATGCTCTGGCATGGGCACTGGGCGGCGACCGTTTCCGCCCGGACGCTGCCCAGCGGGACGGCGCAGTGGCTCCGGCGCATCTGAAGGTCAAGCTTTCCAACGGTGTGGTGGTGGAACGCAAGGGCAAGAATGCCAGTCTGACCGTCACCGATCCTACCGGGCGACGCAGCGGCCAGCAGCTGCTCAACGCCTTCATCGAGCCGCTGGCGCTGGATCTGCCCCGCTTCATGGAAGCATCCGACAAGGAGAAAGCCGACATCCTGCTGCGGATCATCGGCATCGGCACCGAACTCCACACCCGGGATCTTGAGATCAAGGCCCTGTACGACAAGCGCACCTTCACCGGCCAGCTGGCCGCGCAGAAAAAGCACTTTTCCGAGGAGCTGATCTCCTACCCGGATGCGCCGGAGGAGCCGGTCAGCGCCTCCGACCTCATCCGCCAGCAGCAGGAAATTCTGGCCCGCAACGGCGAGAATCAGCGTCTGCGGGCACAGTACACAGAGCTTGAGTGTCAGGAGCAGCAGTGTGTGGCCGAACTGAAACGCACCCGTGAACGCATTGCCGAGCTGGAACAACAGTATCAGGAGCTCGACGCCAAGCACACCCGCCTGTTCAATCAGCGGAAAACCGCTCAAAAGACCGTCGCCCAGCTTCAGGACGAATCCACTGCCGAACTGGAAGCATCCATCCGGGATATTGAGGAGATCAACCAGAAGGTGCGGGCCAATCTGGAAAAATCCCGGGCCGAGGACGAAGCCGCCCGGTATGCCAGCGATTACGACAAGCTCACCGAAGCCATCACCCGGAAGCGGGCCGACCGCATGGCCCTGCTGAACGGTGCCGACCTGCCCCTGCCGGAGCTGAGCGTGGAGGACGGCGCCCTTACCTATAAAGGCAAGCACTGGCGGGATATGTCTGGCAGCGACCAGCTGCGGGTGGCCGCCGCCATCGTCCGCCGCCTGAACCCGGACTGCGGTTTCGTGCTGCTGGACAAGCTGGAACAGATGGACATGACCACCCTGCAGGAGTTTTCCGCATGGCTGGAAACAGAACACCTGCAGGCCATTGCCACCCGGGTCTCCACCGGCAGCGAGTGCCAGATCATCATTGAGGACGGCATGGTGAAGGATGCCGAAACCACCCTGCCGCCCGTCACCGAAAAGCCCCAGCAGAAGAGCTGGACGAAAGGAGCGTTCTAAATGAGCAAATATGCAGTTACCACCGGCATCCAGAATGCGCCGGTCAAGACCGTGCTGTACGGCCCGGAGGGCATCGGCAAAAGCACCTTTGCCTCTTACTTTCCGGACCCCGTATTCATCGACACCGAGGGCGGCACCAAGCGGCTGAACGTCAAGCGCCTGCCCCAGCCCACCAGCTGGGCCATGCTGCTGGATGAGGTGGCCGAGGTACGCAAGGGCAGTGTCCCCTGCGGCACGCTGGTCATTGATACCGCCGACTGGGCTGAACGCCTGTGCATTCAGGCCGTGTGTGCCAAAGCCAAGGTGAACGGCATCGAAGATTTCGGCTACGGCAAGGGCTACACCTATGTTAAGGAAGAGTTCGGCAAGCTGCTGGACGCGCTGGAAGATGTGCTGCAGGCCGGGCACAACGTGGTGGTGCTGGCCCATGCCGCTATTACCAAATTTGAGCAGCCGGATGCCGTGGGCAACTACGACCGCTGGAGCATGAAAACTTCCAAACAGGTGGCCCCGCTGCTGCGCGAGTGGTGCGATATGCTGCTGTTTGCCAACTACAAGACCGTTGTGGAAAAGGTGGGCGACGGCAAGAACGCCAAGAGCAAGGCCAGCGGCGGCAGGCGTGTACTGTACACCGCGCATCACCCCTGCTGGGATGCAAAAAACCGCTTTGACCTGCCGGAGGAAGTACCCTTTGACTATGCCAGCATTGCCGCCTGCATCCCCGGCGCAATGTCTGCACAGGCACCAAAACCGGAACCGCAGCCGCGTTCCCAGCCGGAAGCCGACATCCTGCCCAGCCCGCAGCAGGAAGCAAAGCCGGTGGCTCAGCCGCAGCCCGCACCGCTGCAGGAAAGCTCTGAGAAAAATGTTCTGCTCAGTCTGGGCGTGCCCGAAAAGCTGGCCGCTCTGATGAGCGCCAACAAGGTCAGCTGTGAAGAACTGCAGGGCGTTGTGGGCAAACGGGGCTATTTCCCGGAGGATATGCCCATCAAGGACTACCCCGCTGACTTTGTGGAGGGCTGTCTGGTGGCCGCATGGCCGCAGGTGTTCCAGATGGTGCTGGATAACCGTGATATCCCGTTTTAACAGGCTCCCTCACGGAGGGAGCTGGCACGTGTAAGCGTGACTGAAGGAGTTTTATAATAAAGGAGTAATTACTTATGAACGAAATGAACACCACCGACCGCGCCCTGAGCTGGGACGACGAATTTACCAACGAGCAGCAGGAGTTCGTGCTCCTGCCCGAGGGCGAGTATGCCTTTGAGGTCACCGGCATGGAGCGTGCCCGCTTTGAGGGCAGCGCCAAGCTGCCGCCCTGCTCCATGGCAAAGCTGACCCTGAAGATCTTCGGCGGGGCCAAGGGCGACACCACCGTCACCCACCGCCTGTACCTGCACACTAAAACGCAGGGCCTGCTGGGCGCTTTCTTCGAGAGCATCGGTCAGTGCAAGCGCGGCGAGACCTTCCGCCCCCGCTGGAACGAAGTGGTGGGTGCCCGGGGCTGGTGCCGTCTGGGCATCCGGGAGTACACCAAGCAGAGCGGCCCTCATGCAGGCGAGACCGGCCAGAGCAACGACGTGCAGCGCTTCCTGCCGCCGCCGGAACCCAAGGCCGCACCCACTCAGGGCTGGACGCAGGGGGCGTTCTAAATGGCCGAGACACAAACCCTGCGCCCCTACCAGCAGCAGGCCCGTGAACGCATCCACGCCGAGTGGGAGAACGGCCACACCCGCACCCTGTTGGTGTTGCCTACCGGCACCGGCAAGACCATCGTGTTTGCATCGGTAGCTGCCGATCAGGTGCGGGCGGGCCACCGGGTGCTCATTCTGGCGCATCGCGGTGAGTTGCTGGAACAGGCAGCGGACAAGCTGCAGCGCTCCACCGGCCTTGTCAGCGCGGTGGAAAAGGCAGATGCCACCTGTCTGAATACATGGTTCCGTGTGGTGGTGGGCAGCGTGCAGACCCTGCAGCGCACCGCCCGGCTGGAACGCTTTCCGCATGATTACTTTGGCACTATCATCATCGACGAGGCCCACCACGCCATCACCGACGGATACCGCCGCATCCTCGACTACTTCGGCAGCGCCAAGGTGCTGGGCGTGACCGCCACGCCGGATCGCGGCGACATGCGCAATCTGGGCGAGGTGTTCGACAGCCTTGCCTTTGAGTATAAGCTGACCGATGCCATCAAAGAGGGTTATCTGTGCAGGATCATGGCCCAGACCATTCCGCTGAAGCTGGACATTTCTTCTGTCACCATGAGCGGCGGGGACTACGCCGTGGGAGACCTCGGCACTGCGCTTGACCCCTATCTGGAACAGATCGCCGCCGAGATGGCCCAGCGCTGCAAAGGCCGCAAAACGGTGGTGTTCCTGCCCCTCATCACGACCAGCCAGAAGTTCCGCGGCCTGCTGAACTCCCATGGATTCCGTGCCGCCGAGGTCAACGGCCAGAGCACCGACCGCAAGGAAGTGCTGGCGGATTTCGATGCAGGCAAATACAACGTTCTGTGCAACTCCATGCTGCTCACAGAGGGCTGGGACTGCCCGTCTGTGGACTGCGTGGTGGTGCTGCGGCCCACCAAGGTGCGCAGCCTGTACAGCCAGATGGTAGGGCGCGGCACCCGGCTTTCCCCGGGCAAGACCGACCTGCTGCTCCTCGACTTTTTGTGGATGACCGACAAGCACGAGCTGTGCCGCCCGGCTGATCTGGTCTGTGAGGACCGCACCGTGGCCCGCCAGATGACCGAAAATCTGGCCGAGAGCGGCTGCCCGCAGGACATCGAGGAAGCCGCCGTGCAGGCCAGCGAGGACGTGGTGGCCCAGCGGGAGGAAGCCCTTGCAAAACAGCTGGAAGAACAGCGCCGCAAAAAGGCCAAGCTGGTGGACCCGCTGCAGTACGAGATGAGCATTCAGGCCGAGGACCTTGCCGGGTATGTGCCGGCCTTTGGCTGGGAAGCAGGCCCGCCCACCGAACAGCAGGCCGCCGCGCTGGAAAAGCTGGGCATCCTGCCGGACGCGGTGGAGTCGGCAGGCAAGGCCAGCCTTTTGCTGGACCGGCTGCACAAGCGCCGGGACGAAGGGCTCACCACCCCAAAGCAGATCCGCTGTCTGGAAAAATACGGCTTTCAGCACGTGGGCAGGTGGAGCTTTGAGCAGGCTAAACACATGATCGACCGCATTGCGGCGAGCGACTGGCGGGGTGTGCCCAAGGGCGTTACTCCCAGCACCTACACGCCGCCCGCAGAACCGGCCTTTCCGGATAGCATCTTTGGATGGTAACGCGAATGGAACATGAAAATGAACTCAAGGAAGCATTGGACTTCGTATCCCCGTCCGCCCTGACCTATAACGAATGGCTCATGGTGGGCATGGCACTGAAGGATGCTGGTCTGCCCGTTACCATCTGGGAACAGTGGAGCACCCGCGATGCGGGCCGCTATCATAAGGGCGAGTGCGTCAAGAAATGGGAAAGCTTTCACGGCGGCGGGGCCAGCCCCGTCACCGCAAGCAGCATCTTCCAGCTGGCCTACTCCCACGGATGGAGCGGCCCCGCAGGCCACGCTCTGGACTGGAACGATGATATTTCTGCCGGCACCGGCGCACAAACCGAGGGCCGTCTGGTAGATCCACGCTGGGTGGAAGCCCACGAGCTGGCCCTGCCCGAAGAGTGGCACCCCGCCGACCAGCTAAAGCGCTACCTGCAAGCCCTGTTTGAGCCGGACGAATATGTGGCCTATGTGACCGAAAGTTTTATGGCCGCCGACCGCCGCCGACCTGCAAAAGGCAGCTGGACCCGCACCGCAGGGCAGCTCATCACCGAGCTGGATGCCTGCGGCGGTGACCTCGGCAAGGTGGTGGGCGACTGTGATCCTGAAGTAGGTGCATGGATCTGCTTCAACCCTGTGGACGGCACCGGACGCAAGGATGCCAATATTACTGCCTATCGCTATGCCCTCGTAGAGTGCGACAACATGGAGCTGGGCAAGCAGCAGGCTATCATCAAGCAGCTGGAACTGCCCTGTGCGGCGCTGGTCTACTCTGGCGGCAAGAGCGTCCACGCCATCGTGAAGGTGGATGCCCCGGACTACGCCGAGTACCGCAGGCGTGTGGATTATCTCTATTCCGCCTGCCAGAAAAACGGCCTGACCATCGACCAGCAGAACCGCAATCCTTCCCGCCTTTCCCGGATGCCCGGCATCCTGCGCGGTGACAAACGGCAGGTGCTGCTGGAAACGAACATCGGGAAATCCTGCTGGGATGAGTGGCGGGACTGGCTGGAAGCGGAAACCGACGAGCTGCCCGAGACCGAGAGTCTGGCCGACGACTGGGAGAGCCTGCCCCCGCTGGCCGATGCCCTCATCACCGGGGTGCTGCGCAAGGGCCACAAGATGCTGCTGGCAGGCCCCAGCAAGGCGGGCAAGAGCTTTGCCCTCATCGAACTGTGCATCGCCATCGCCGAAGGCAGGCCGTGGCTGGGCCGGTTCTCCTGCGCACAGGGCAAGGTACTGTACATCAATCTGGAGCTGGACCGGGCCTCCTGCCTGCACCGCTTCAAGGACGTGTACACCGCCCTCGGCCTGCCCCCGCAGAACCTGCGAAACATCGACATCTGGAACCTGCGCGGCGCGTCCGTGCCCATGGACAAGCTGGCCCCAAAGCTCATCCGCCGGGCCCAGAGAAAAGGCTACACCGCCGTGATCCTCGACCCCATTTATAAGGTCATCACCGGTGACGAGAACAGTGCCGACCAGATGGCAAAGTTCTGCAACCAGTTCGACCTTGTGTGCCGCGCGCTGGACTGCGCCGTGATCTACTGCCACCACCACTCAAAAGGTGCCCAGGGCGGCAAGCGCAGCATGGACCGCGCATCCGGCTCCGGCGTGTTCGCCCGCGACCCGGATGCCATGCTGGACATGACCGAGCTGGTGCCCACCGATGCCATCCGGGAACAGCTGCATAACAAAGCCGCCTGCCGCGTGATCAAGGCCATGTTGGATAAACGCGGTCATGCGGATGCCTACGGCTTGGATGATACCCTCAGCCGCCACCGGATGCTGACCATCGCAAAGGAAAAACTGGGCCTTGCAGATCTGCGGGCCATCGATGCTGAGGTCGCGGCTGCTGAGAAAAAGGCCGACGGCATGACCGCATGGCGCATCGAGGGCACCCTGCGCGAGTTTGCCCGCTTCGACCCGGTGAACCTCTGGTTCGACTACCCCGTGCACAAGCAGGACAGCGGCCTTCTGGAAGACCTGCAGCCGGACAACGATTTCAAAACGCTGGGCAGCCGCGGTGCATCCAAGCGCTGGGGCGATAAAGGCAAGGTGACCAAGGACAAAAAGGCCGAACTGGACACCGCCTTTGAAGCCTGCATGATGGATGGCGAAGTTACCGTCTATGCGCTGGCTGAATACATGGACCTGAAGCCCCGCACCATCAAGACGCGGCTGAAAGATGACGGACGTTTCTGGATCGATGGCGAGAAAGTGGGACGCAAGGAACCCGGCAGCGCAGGTTAAACATTTTGTAATAGTTTCAATTACAGCTTGTTGTAAAAATGCAGAAATAGCCGCTATTTTGCACGACACGAAAAACTGCAATTTTGCAGTTATAGCCGCTATGACTGCAGATTTTGCAGTGCAAAATAGCCTATATATAATAGCTAAAACTGCAACTGCAATTGTGATGGGGTCTCCCGAAGGATGGGGCGACCACAGCCCCCATCCATTCGGGGAACCCTCCCCATCACGTTGGCGCTAAAATCAGAAAAAAAACGAGGTGAACCCCATGTACATGCAATTCTTTCTCCCCATGCAGCCGCCCACCACCACCCACAACGCAAAGCAGCTGCACGCCTACATGAAGGGCGGGCAGCCGCACGCGGTGCTCCACGACAGCCCAGAACTGAAACAGACCCGTGCCAAGCTCCACGCCCATCTGGCACCCCACGCGCCGGAAAAGCCCATCCCCGCAGGCCGTCCGGTGCGGCTGCTGGTCAAGTGGTGCTTCCCTGCCGAGGGCCGCAAAAACGGCAGCTGGCGCACCGCAAAGCCGGACACCGATAATCTGGAAAAGGCCCTCAAGGACGAAATGACCCGCCTGCACTTCTGGGCCGATGACGCGCAGGTGTGCAGCGAGATCGTGGAGAAATTCTGGTCGGACCCCTGCGGCGTGTTCGTCCGGGTGGAGGAACTGTAAATGACCTACGAAGAGAAAAAGGCATGGCTCTGGCGGTACCGGACGGCCAAGCGGTTCGAGCTGCTCAAACTGGACGAGCTGGCCACGCTGCAGAC